GACCGATCCGTCATTACTGAATATCAAGCATCACCTAGAGTTTGATTTCACATCAGTTCTAATCTGTATTTCTGCATAATTGCAGGAATCCGGTCAGAAGCTGCTGTGAGATCAAAACAATAAGTCGGTTTGTTCAATGATTCCTGGAGTAGGGTTTTAAAACCCTTATCCTGGTCTTTTGTACAATCTGTGCTTATTGACTTTAGGGTGTTATACAGGGAATCCTGTATAACCTTTAACGATGTTTGACTTCAGTAATCTGCGATGGCGAAAACTCTTGTTTTACCAGCAGGTTCGGCTGAAAAGCCTAATCTACCAGTAATCCATTTGTTCTCTCCAGTTATTGTTTCTGCCATATGTTCCATCCATTGAGTAATTCATTGTTGGCCTAGGCTTTCATTGAGTTTCTTAATAGATGAATATAAGACAGGATCAGTAACAACAGCTTTGGCGTCAAGATGTGAACACGCTACTGCAGATCCGTTAGGACCTTTAGATAACGTTGTAAATATCCTTGGCTCATAGCTGTCTCGTGGGTGTATCGAACCTAAATATCACGGGTACTTTTGAGTGTATTTCTCTAACCATTGTTTAAAATCCCTTGTTGTTTCTTCAAATCTTTCATCGTAAGATGAAGGTTCGTCGATAGACTTTGGATGATAATCAATCGGAAGAGTTATACGTTCATAAGATCTCGCGATAGTTAGGGCGACCCGTTTGGATTGTCTTGAACCTTTAATGAGTGACCTTAACGGTCACAAGGTTTTAGGCATTCCATTCTTGTCGACTTTACACCACGGAATAGGTGGAGCCGATAACTCTAAGATAGTATTACGAAGAAATTTGTAGTGCTCCTTATAGTGATCAATTGTGAGACGTGGTCCATGATTCCTAACGGAATTATGGATTCCTGTTTCGTACTTGGTCCAAATCGCGTGAACCTTATTAGATGATACAAAATCTGAATCTAGTGAAGCTATAAAAGCTAATCTATTTTTCATTGTTTTGTCTTTCATATTAATGAG